CATTATTGTTAATCAATGCGTGAGGCATTGTAGAGTTTGTAACTCCTAGTGATGTTGCAGGTGCTAGTGTCTCATTCCATACACCTGATTTACCTGAAAATTTTACATAGTAATCTGATAGTTCATCACCTTCTTCACCAGTTACTTTCATAATTACACCTGTCTTTGCGTAGAAAGGTAGTTTACTAAAATCTTGTATCTCATCTCTGATTGCATACATGGCTGTGTTACCAGAACCATCTGATGTAGTTATAGTATAAGCCGCATTGCCATCAGTAGGTTTTCCATAAATTACACTGTCAAATTCTTCAAACGTAAAATGAGAAGTAAAACCAGAATAATTAGATAATCCTTGTGTTGTAGATACTGATGAACCAGTAGAAGTGTTGACAACTTTAAAACCAATACCATTTGCACTACTATCCCAGTGTGTACTTGAAGTTCCTTTTAAAAGTATGTCTGTAATTTTGTTAGTGTCTCTAAATTTTGCATCTGTAGCCGCATCATTACCAGTAGGTAATTGAAATATAACTTCTAGTTCTTGTCCCATTGAAGGGTGTTTTAATGCTACTTTATATTCTCTACCGTAGTTTGTTAATTTACAAACAATTAAAAACTCTTCTACTTTAGCCGCAGACGCAGTGCTGTCTGCTGTAACTGTAGTGTTAGTATTAGCAATGAAAGTATAATCTGCAACATTAACTAATTTAAAATTCTCTCTTGGATTAGTTGAAGTTAAATAACTTGAACCACTTGCAATAGTAACTGTCTTTTCATTACCTGCTAAATCAAATACTTTAACACCGCCATTGTATAAAGCTACAATGTACTGATTAGAAGCGTCTCTTTGTATTGACCAAAATTTTGTTTTATTAGAATAGATATTAGAACTATCTAATGTTGCTATATAATCTAAAGGAGGTCTTTTAGCTAAACCATCAACTAAACCGTTTTGTAGATTTATTTGGTCTTCGCCCTGATTAATACCTCTTTGAGTAGGTGTCTGTTGAGACATACCGTTCAAAAAGTTAGGGATTGATTGCGATACTACGCTTCCCATTAGTAAGTCCTACGAGGTGTTCTATTGATTATAGAAAATGTATTCTGGTCTCCATTAAGCATGTTTGCGTCAGCCTCTTGGCTATCAGCTTGATGAAATGCCATTAGAGCTTCATTTTCATCTTGACCAATTAATTGTGTAATTTCTTTATCACCTATAAATCTTGAAGCAAATCTTCTTGCCGCTTTCATTGTAATATATTGTCTAGCGTATTCAGGACAATGTGCCAGTTGTTGTACTAGAACCAAATCAACACTTGAAGGTGCTGAAGTAAAGATGTCTGTGTGATTATCCATATCATATAAATAGCCGTTTCTAATTGTGTAGTTTAAATATCTGTAAGAGGGGTTTGCATCTGCTTTAACGCAGTTTGAAGGAAGGGGTACTTTACCGTCACTGTCGATTGATAAAGATTTGTAATTTATATGTGTGTTAAAATTCCACCCTTGAGATTGAATGGACATTGAAGTTTCGTTAAGAATATTTATAGCTGTTGATACATCTACTGTAGTAGTTCCTGTAATTGAGTTAACAGGTGCTTCTCCAATCGTACTCAACATGATGTTGACCGACTGCAATTCTGTAGTAGGTGTAATTTGTGTTGCCATATATCCTTTAAGTTAAATTTTGTGTGAGTACACAGGGCGGATTGTCTGTGTTAATCTCCGCCCTGTATAAATTAAGAAGTATTATGCTTCTTTGATACCTACTGCTGATTCGCCTCTTAGAACGCCATGACCCATAGCGTATTTGGCTACCATTAAAGTACCTTGTCTTCTTATGTCGTACTCTTTTTCAACAGCTAAATCCATTAGCTTAACAGTTCCTACTGCTGAAGGGTGACATACAAGTGCAACATAGTTAGCTAGGTTAACCGCTTGAGGGTTAGAGCCACCTGCTGTTGCTGAACCTTGTTCTACACCAGAGTTTACATTAGAAGATACAAAGTGAGCTACAGGTACTAATTCGATACCTGCAATTCTAAGCACTTTACCTGAAGCAACACCACCATTAGCTCCACCACTGAAGTCAACATTTGTTGCATTCGTAGCGTTTGCTAGTTTGTAGTATTCTTCCAATCTCATAAAGCATTTTCTGCCTTCTGAGGGAACGTAGTTTGCATCTAATTGTTTAGCCGCACCAAAGATTGCGTCAATCATAGCGTTAGCCGCAGTTGCGTCTGTTGCTGAAGCGATACCAGTATTAGTGATAGTTGCTCCTGCACCATATCCACTGTCAGATACGTTAGCTGATGCTAATGATGCTTGACCAATAGTTTGTAAGATGTGCTTATCTTTAGTAAATGCTAAAGCTCTTCCAATTTCAGAAGAGTAAGCTGACCTTACGTCCCAGTGGTTTTTAGCTTCTTCGATATTCGATAAGAATACTGAAGATGTTAGAAGGTCATTAATTGTAATAACCTTTTCGTTGTGATTTACGTCAGAACCAAGTATTTCTGCTCCTGCTGTGTGATATGCACTTGAAATTCTACCCATCACTGGAAAAGTCGCTGACTTTCCTGATGATATAGTTCTTTGCATATCTGCTCCTGCTGTTTTTGAAGCTCTATCAAATGAAGTAATTACTTCACCTGCGAATACTTTTAAAAACAATGCGTCTTCAGAGCCACCTGCATTTGCTCTTCCTACTGATACTGGAGTTGCGTTTGCCATTGTGTTTCCTTTTGTTATTTATTGTTTATTAAAAGCCTCTTCAATTCAGTTATTTAGTCAAGATTGTCCTCCGCAGAGGGTCAAGTTATTTGGCTAATTAAAGTTGGCAGTTGCCACACATAAGTGTTGCACAACTATTTTTTATGTCGTCTTTTTCTTTTTAGGAAATCCTGCTTTCATATTTTTATATGCTTTAGCAGATACCGTACTTTTACTTTTTGGTCTTGATGTGCCAGATTTTTTTCTGGCGTTCATGTTCCTATAAAGGCTCATATTACAAGTCCGATTTACTTAGTTTTTCTTTTACTGTTGCTTGGTAAGCAGGGTCATTTGAATACCTCTCATCTCCCATAGCTTTTGTAACTTCAGCCCAAGACTTATAACCATCTTGACCTGACACTGTAGCTTTGCCTTCTACAAGGTTAGGCTCATTACCATTAGCTCCATCAAATTTAGCTTTTAAACCTGCTATTGCTAACTTTGCAGTTTCTACATCTTTAGAATTAACTGCTGTGTTGTAAGCTGTCTTCTCTGCGTCAGTCATATTGTCTGCCGCCCAATTAGACATTTCGCTGTAAGCCTCATTGCCACCTGCTATTTCTTTTAATGAACTAGCTTGTTGGTCTGCAACTGCTTTTTGACCTTCGATAAACTGGTTTACATATTCTTTAGGTATACCTGCTTTTTCTAAAGCCTCGTATGACTTAGCATCTAACTCACCTTTTTCAGCATATTCAGAAGACAGGTTGTCCATGTTAAGCCCTGCACTCTCAACTGCTTTTTCAGCAATATCTAAATCACTCTTTGTTTCTTCTTTGGGAGCATCTTCTTTAGGTGCTTCCGTATTGTCACCAAGTTTCTTTTCTAATTCCTGATATGACTTTGCTAAATCTTCAACGCTGTTGAATTTTTCAGGTAAGCCTTCAGGTTTACTTTGTGTAACATTTTCTTCTACAGGTTTTTCACTTGTAGTTTCTGGTTGTTTTATCTCTACTGTTTCTACCATTGTTTCCTTTTATTATTGTGGCTTAGTAAGATTACCTGCAACTTGAGGGATAGCTTTTTCAGCCATCTGCATCATTTGTTGTTGCTGTGCTTGTTCTTCTTGTGCCGCTTGTTCTTCCGCTAGTTGTTCTTGAGATTTTAATAAACCGTCAGTATCAATACCAAGACCGATAGCTATACGTTTAATTAAATCATCTGGGTTTAGTGCCTGAACAACTTGTGGATTTATTTGTGCTAAGTTTCCTATCTCTGCAACAAATTCTCTTAATTTTTGTAAATCGTTTCCTCTACCTAATGCTTCAATACCAGTAATAATAGTAGGCTTAACTGTGCCTTTAGGTAATGTTGGAATTTCTTTAGCTGTTTCCATTCTTTTCATTAATATTGAAACTAATGGTAGCTGAAACTCTTGTGATAATAGTGAATATATACCACCCATAGCAGTCTCTAATTGTTCTGCCATGTATCTAATCTCTTGTGCAGTAACTCTTTCTGCATCTCTTTGTATTGCTGTGTGTAATAAGAAAGCATAAGACATTCTCTCTTCTAATTTAGCAATACTTCTTTCAACTACTTGTAAATCATATTGTTTCTGTGCCTGTAATACCGTCACATCTTCTGCACTTCCAGTAATGATGTCACCATTTCTAGTCATAGCTAAATCTTTTTTTCTAGTAACAGAGTTAGGTCTAACCATGAATACTACTTTAGATGAAGCCGCCGCACTTTCTACAAGTGCTTGAGATAAACCTTCTAATGATTTTAAATCACCAATAAATTCTTCTACGTAACTTCTTCCATAATCTTCATTGTCAACTCTTACCATTCTTAATGCTTGATAAGGCATTCTTTCATTTTTAAATGTACCAATACTTTCAGGTATTTTAATTCCGTTTACTTCTTGGCAAACGTAAAACTCATTGTCATTTAATTTATAAACATGAGTGTATAATTCTATTTCTTCATCTGATTTATAATCAGGGTCAGCAATTACTTGTGCGGATATTTCTTTACCTAATGATAAAATACTTGCTTTCTCTTTAATAATTATTTCTAAAATATTTCCTGAAGCATCTCTTCTAACTACGTACTGTGATAAAGGAAATACTCTCATGCTTCCTTTTTTAGGTAGGTAAGTTAATACATTACCACCAACAATAAGATGTTTTAATGCTTCATAAACTGAAACTCTTAATGCAAGTTGTTCAATTTTACTTGATACTTCTTTTTCGATAACAGACAAAGATTTCTCAATGTCAGTTTTCATATCTTTATTTTCTTCCAGTTCTTTTTTAGCGTCACCTGCTATTTGTAATCTAAAGAATGGGGAGTTTGGTGGGAGCAAAAGTAAAAGAAGTTTACTTGCTAGGTTGTTGACACCTCTTGCACCAACTGATTGGAATGGATTGTATAGCTCACTTGAAGAAGTAAAGCCATCTGGTTTTATTAAAGAAGGAATAGTTAATTCACTACACTCTTCTGCTCTGTCTAAATAATGTTCTCTCTCTGACTGAAGTTTAAGGTATCGTTCTTTAGCTGTATGTTGCTTCTGTAGACTACCTTCGTATTCCATTTAATTAAATGCCTGAGTTAGTAGCAATGTTAAGACCTGAAGAAGTATTTAAAGCAGACGTGCCTGATTTTTTAACTTTCTTCTTTTTAATGTCTAAATCTGCATCATTAGCTTTAACCAATTCAGGAGATAAATCCTGTGCTTGGTCTGCTCTAACTGGTGTCGGCGGCGTCGGCTGTACTGGAGCTTGAGGTACTTTTGGTGAACCACACATTATTGTTCTGACCTTTCTTTGAGAGTGTTAATAAAGTTTACTACGTCTCTCTGTCCTGCTTTAAAATAAATAGTCTTAGTATCATCTTGCAAGTTAGGAGACTTTTCAGGGTAGACGTTGTTTAATAATTTAATTAAATCGTCTACCTTCAATGGTAAAACCACATCATCTGTTAAGTTTTTCATCTAAAAGAGCAGGTTTAGTCCCACAGACTGCCAGTCACAGTCCCTTTATTATATTCAGTAGCTCTATTCTCAAAAAAGTTTGCATGTTCTACGCCATTTAATACCCAATCTAACCACGATAGAGGGTTTTCTTTGACACCAAAGTTAGGCTTTAGAGATAACTGAAGTAATCGTCTATCAGCTATGTATCTAATATACTGTTTAACTTCATCAGCTTTAAGTCCTCTAATGCCCCCTTGTGCAAAAGCTAAATCAATAAACTTATCTTCTAAGTCAACCATGTCTCTAGCTGTTTGATAGATACTTGCTTTAAATTTTTCTGTCCAAATGTGAGGGTTTTCTTTTATTAAAGCATGGAATATTTTAATCATGCTTTCTACATGGTGTGTCTCATCTCTAATAGACCAAGTAACTATCTGACACATGCCTTTCATACGTCCATATCTTTGAAAGTTAAGTAGCATTACAAATGAAGCAAACAACTGTAAGCCTTCACCAAATGCAGAAAAACAAGCTATCTCTCTAGCTAATCCTTCTATACCTGTTCCTTTACTTTGAAATAGATAAGTGTGTTTATCAGACATTTCTTTATATTCTTGGAATGCTTTGTATTCTTTGTCAGGCAAACCAATCGTATCATTTAATAAAGAATAACTGTGTGCATGATTAGCTTCTGATGTGGCTATAGCTGATAACATCATTCTAATTTCAGGTGGTTTAAATTTAGGAATGTATTTATCTAAATATGCTTGTGCAATATCTACATCTCCTTGTGTAAAGAATTTTAATATCTGCCCAATCAAATTCTTTTCTTCTGCTGATAATCTTTCATTCCAATCTCTTACATCTTCATGCAATGGTACTTCACTAGGTAGCCAGTGCATTTTTTGTTGCATGTCGTAACTTTCAAATGCCCAATCGTATTCAAAGGGTTTGTAGTATGCTCTTGTTTTAAATAAACTCATCTTAGTAACTCTATCCCTTCTATTATGATTAATATTAATAACTCTACTGCAAGGACAGTATGATAAACCGTCCATAGCACTGTTTGTTTTTGTTGTTTTCTTATTTTTTTCTTAAAACCAAATGATTTAATTGGAGGGTAATTCATTTATGTCCTCTTTTAGTTCTATCTCCATACAATTTTTGCCACGACCAACTGGTTAAATACGTTGAGTAATGATAAATTATTTTTAATATATATATCTTCATTATTCACACGCTAAACAATCGGCTTCTGGTATGATTGTTCTTTCTACTTTTTTTGATACTAACTCTGCACGTTTGATTGCCTCACTTCTGCAATAGTACAAAGTCTTTAACTTTTTCTTCCACGCTAACATGTGAGTGTCATGTAACTCTTTAATGTTTACATCAGCAGGGACGAAAAGATTTACTGACTGTCCTTGACAGATATATTTCTGCCTGTCAGCCGCATGTTCTATAATCCATTGTTGATTTATCTCGATACCAGTTTTAAAAACATCTTTTTCATAGTCTGATAACTCTTTAAGATGTAAGACACTGCCTCTTTGCGAGACAATGGAC